TATTTTCTTTTATAAATTGTAAATACAAATGTCTGGAGCTGTAGCTGCTCACGCTGCTTATAATGGGTCTGGTACCCAAGGTCTTGCTGTAACTAATAAGATTCATGAAGATGACGGCGACGTCATGTCGGTTTTCTGGAACAAGAACGATACTACTCGTCAGTTACTCTACGGTTCGTCGATCATTGAAATTCCGCCATCTGGCAGTGGCGGATCGCTCGGAGCCGGTGGCAATCAAATCTTTACTGTAAATAATGATATCGACGCAGTAGGTGATTTATACCTTCATATTTCTACGACGGACGCGAGCGGCACCCTCAATGCTTTCGACTTATTATCGGGTATTAAGAGAATTGAGTTTATGGTTGGAACTCAGGTATGGCAAACACTAGAAGGCGGTGACATAACCGCTTTAAATATTACAGAAATGTCTGAGGATGCATTTGAATCTTTTTTCTTAGCCATGTCTGGTGGATTTGACAAATCGGGAGTTAGAAATACAGTGACCATTTCATCCAACAAGGTATCGACCGATATTACATCTGATGTTGCGGGCGTAATACGCATTCCGACCTTGTCGAGAAGCGTAGGTCCAAAGTTTGCCAAATTTACTGATATTTCGGAAAATGCTTATCTTTTAGCGGGAGCCCCTCATCAATCTGTAAAAATCCGGGTTTATACGTCGAACTCGCTTCCTGCGAATTCCAGTAATCTAAACTTGAGATTATTTGGTCAATGCATTGTAATGTGCAATGAAGAGCGCGAACAAATTAAGTCCATGCCAGCTGGTCTACCAAAGAGACTTAAGATGACTCAGAATACTACTCAAACTTTTAGCGGGGGTACTCTTACCACATCGGAAACCAAGGTACTAAATTGTAAATTAGATCTAGATCACTTTTCTTTATTTGCATCTCATATAATTCTTGCTATTAACTCCACCGGCGGCGATATTGTTGATAGTTCGATAAAAGACGTAGAACTTAAATTAAATTCCAGCTCATTTTCCGGTGTTCTTGACGGCGCTTTATTAACAGGTTCTACCTCGGATGCGCTAGGTCTTTATTCGAATGCTATTATAAAGGGCACCGCTAATTATGCAACTAATTACTATGTATTTCCATTAGCTTCTCATGCATACGGAGGTTCGTCTGTTCCTCTAAACAGATTTGATAATATTAGAATGGAAGTAAGTGCAGTAATCGTCGCCGACAGCGCCGACGGCGGGTCCGACTCCGCAATTACTATCAGTGCTACGTGTGTTGGCGAGACCACTGCTCTTTACAAGGGCGGAGCCGCTTCGCTAGCCATGTACTAGATAATTAATTGAATTAAATAAATTATTAGAATTAAATAATTTTAACTACGTATTAAATTTAAAATTATTTTCTTTTATAAATTGTAAATACAAATGTCTGGAGCTGTAGCTGCTCATGCTGCTTATAATGGGTCTGGTACCCAAGGTCTTGCTGTAACTAATAAGATTCATGAAGATGACGGCGACGTCATGTCGGTTTTCTGGAACAAGAACGATACTACTCGTCAGTTACTATTTGGTTCGGCGTTTGTCGAGATCCCCGCGGGTGGTGGTTCTGGTACAAATAGTGTTTCCAGTCCTTCAAATGTAATTTTTGATGTAAATAACGACATAGATTGTTTAGGAGATATGGTTCTAAAGTTAGTTTATACTAATAAAAATGCCAACGCGCTCTCCGGTGCGGCAAACGTCATGACAAATCAAAAACTTATCACTGCCATAAATCGGGTAGAAATTCAGGTTGGTACTCAGATATGGCAAACATTTGAAAATAGCGATCTTTTATCTCTTGCCGCAACCGAATTATCTTCTGGATCTTATGCAGATTTATCGTTTCAAACATCCGGGGGTGTAGGTGACAATAATCTATTTGAAACCGGGTCCCTCGATGGTCAAATAGGCAAAGACAAGACTGCGACTGCTTTCATTCCCTTGAAAGTATTTACTAAAACTCTAGGTCCTCGTCTAGAAAATTTTGCAGAGCAAACAGAGAGTGGTTATCTTATGGGTGCCGCTCCTCATCAGCAGGTAAAGGTAAAAGTTTTCACAGACACCTTGACTGATGGAGGCACCGCGTCCACTTTAGCCTTGTCGTTGTACGCTAAAAATCAAGTAATGTGCAACGAAGAGCGTGAGCAGATGAAGACCATGCCAATGGGTCTACCAAAAAGAATCAAGATGACACAGAATAAGCATATTACTGCCCCTAGCACTAGTGGTTTATGGGAGGTCGACATAGACAATTTTTCTTTATACGCTTCCCATTTGATAATAAGCATCGGCAAGCCCGACGGTAGTGAAGACAAGTTATTCAGCTCAACCGCTGAAGTTTTGCTGAATTCTTCTTCCTATTCTGGAAAATTACCCCTTGGTCTTCTTAAGTTAACTGGACCAACTATGGGTCTATTTACAAATCAATACGTCGCCGCCTCCGGTTCTGCCGCCGCCTTGTCCACTAAAACAGACAGAGAAATTTTTGTTTTCCCACTTGCTTCTCAAGCTTACGGTGGTTCGTCTGTTCCTCTAAACAGATTTGACAATATAAGACTTAAGTTAGCTGTACCATCGGGGGCGTTCTCAAGCACGGCTCCAACTATCAATGTGACTTGCGTAGGCGAGACCACTGCTCTTTACAAGGGCGGTGCCGCTTCGCTAGCCATGTACTAGATAATTAATTAAATTAAATAAATTATTAGAATTAAATAATTTTAACTACGTATTAAATTTAAAATTATTTTCTTTTATAAATTGTAAATACAAATGTCT